TCATGGAACTACAGTATAAGAGAAAAAGTTACTCCTACTGGTAAATTAAATATGATGCAACAAATGTATTTAAATTTAAATAGTATACAGTTTGATAGAAACACTACTGTAGGTAGAGAAGCGCATGATGCATGGAGAGGTTTATTGCATGACGCAGCTATGGGAGATCCAAAAGTAAATAAAGAATTTTTATTAAGAATTAAAAAGAATAAAAGTTTGAAAGGGTTAGATTTAGATAAAGTAAATATAACTTATTTAGATAAACTAATTACTAAACAAACTAGAAAAAGAGGATATAAAGATTTAGCAAAACATTTGTATTTTGAAAACAAACATGGTCAACTATTAGATACTGAAGCATCGCAGTTAGAAGCTATAACACAAAAACATTTTGGGCAGCATTGGGCAGATAGTGGGTTTGAAGCGTCTGCATTATTACAACGTGGTGGATCTGATTTTGTACAAAAAACATTTAGAAACTATATAATGTCTAGACTTGTTAGACCTACTGTAGATAATTCATACTCTGTTATTCTAGGTCCATATGATTGGAAAATATCTTTACGTAAACAAAGATACAGTGAAGCTGAAAAAGGTTTAGCAGATAACGAGTTTATGCTAGCAGAAGGCGCAGCAGAAATTATGAGAGTTAAAAGCCCTACTAATGGTAGAGAAATCAAACTAGGTACTTGGTGGAAAACTATGTCTAAAATATTAGATAAAGATAAAGCTACCTTAGATAAACTTTCAGCAGAACAATTAAATGCATGGATGGATTCTCAGTATACAGTTATAAATCGTTCACCAGTTATGACTGCTGGTAACATGAGAACATTAAAATTTGTAGGGTTTGCTAAAGGTAATGATAAGAGAGGTATTTATCTAATTACTAACTCTAGAAATGATAACATGATGGGCGGAGCTGATAAAGATATTGATAGTGCACACTTGTCATGGGGATTACCAGAAGCTATTAAAAAAGGATTTAGACAAGAGCATGTTCAGTTTGAATTTGCTAAAGATTTAACAAGAAATACAGAAGATTATGATTTAAAAGACGATAAATTAATTAAAAAATATGTTAAAGACTTAGAGATAGCTCCAAAAAATCCTTTTGGTATATTATTGTTTGGAGAAAAATTAGCTGCTGCTTCGTCTGCGAGATACGGTAAAACATCTATTGGTATTATATTTAACGAATTTACTAGAATAAAACAAGCTGCAGATTTTGGATATCAACAAATAGAAGATTTAACATTAGAAAGAAAATTAAAAGGATATCAAGGTATAGTAAGATTAAATGCTGCTGTTGGTAATAGATATATAGATGCTACAGAAACAAGAAGATTGAGTGATGCTTTTGAAGTAATGGAAAATGTAAAAAAGGACATATACGGGCAGTTTAAAGAAGCATATGGACTAGACCTTGCCTTTTACGAGAAAGGGCTGTCAGACTATCATAAAGCCATTATAAAGACACAGTTAAAAGATGGGGTAACATATGAAAAAGTATCTAAAGATTTATTAGAGGTTGGACTTGGTACAGAAACATATTTAAAAGACATAGCTAGATATACAAAAGACTTGTCATTAACTATTGATCCGTTTCATGGGTATAATAAACGAAATGTATTTGAATTAGTTGCGAATGCTAATAGGTTTTTAGCTAAAAATCCTTATGCACAAGCCTTTGGAATACAAAATGAACAAATGTTTAAAAATGTTTTCTTTAACAAAAGGTCTATGACGCAAAACGATATAGACATAATGTTAAGAAATCCACATTTTATGTACAATAAGATGGCACCATTTAGAGTTGTAAAAGCTATTACTGAAACAGAAAAATTTATTGGAGATACAAAAGTAGAATTTGATAAATATTTAGGTATCAACACCAGACAATTAGAAAGTTTTGTTAGGGAGTTAATTCATATAACACAACAACATAAATTTATGTATAGCGGACAACCTTTAGCTTCTATAAAAAAATATAAATCAAGGTCTAAAAACAATCCAAATCAGATGTCTTACCCAGAAATGGTATTTACTGCTAAAGAAATGTTAAAGAAAGAATTGCAAAACTTTTATACAAAAGGAACACAAGGCACTTTGCCTCCTAAGGTAGAAGCAAAAATTAATAAAAGAGTTGTAGAGTTATTTGAATATTGGCATGAAGCTAATCCTTTTATAGAGTTGAACTTTAATACTTTGACTGGAGCACAAAAAGAATTTCAAGCTAAAAGACAACAAGTTTTTAGATCTGTTGAAAGTAAACTTGCGTTATTAAGAAATTATTACGGAGGAAATCAAAAAAAACCTAGAATTAATCATAAAAATAATCCAGATATGTGGAGCAAGGACGATAGACGTAGATGGAATAAATTGCGCAATACATTAAGTGCTATGGAATATGAAGCTAGAAACTTTGCACCTGATGGTCCTGACAATATGATGCGCAATGGTGCTATATCTAGTAAAGTTAAAAAAGACATTGCAAGATTTGAAACAAAAGTTTTAGAAAGTTTACAACCAGTAGAAGAGGCTAAAAGAACTGCTAAAATAATGAAAGTTATGGGAGTTGTAGAGCCGTTAGAGTATACAGATATAGATGGTCCTGGTAGAGAAGTAAACAATCAAGTAAAAAATACAAGCAAATTTACTACAGATTTAATACCATGGGAAACGTTATCTACAGCTGATAACTTTAGAAAAGAATTAAATGACATGTCTTCTTCTATGGAAAAGAAGATTAAAGGATATAAATTAAACTCTAAGGTTGTTGAAAAAGAATTAGACAGATTCAGTGATTTAATTTATACAATGTTAAAAAATGGAAACACTCCAAGTGTAATTGAATTGTCAAGCATGTATTTAAAGTTGTTTCAAAAATTAGATGTTGTAAATAAAAAAGGTATTGAAAATATAGATTGGACACATTTACGTGTTTTAAATAACATGTTAACTAATATGTACACAGATACGTGGATTGAGTATGGTACTAGAAACACTTTACATAAGAAGTATGTTAAACAGTTAAAAGAAATTGAAAAGAAAACTGGCAACAAACTAATGCCTCCAAGTTGGGTTACAGATTTACAGTTTCCATCTCAACAAGGTAAAATGATGAGAAAAGTAGAAAAAGCTGCTTTTAAAATTGAAACTATCACTAGACCAAAAAACGGAAAATTTAGAGAAGAAGGTATTATATATCCTACTAATACAATAGAACAAATGGCAGAAGCTGTTGGTAAACGTAGTAAAGCTCAAAATACTTTATTTGATTCTATGGAAGCAGAATTTAATGGAAGATTAGATGCTATAAGAACAGAAGACCAAGCAAAATATAATAAGTATAGAGATATTATAGAAGAAGTTGCAGCTTACGAAAGACAATTAGGGTTAAAAGGAACAGATCCAATATCTAGTGCAAAGCCACCAAGAGATACAGAACATAATATTAGTTTAGAAAATTTAATAAAAAATGTAACTGAAGCTAGAAAAAAATTAGATGCATTACCTGAAGGGTTAGAGTTTGAAGTTATTAGTCGTAAAAAAGATAAAAAACGTAGAGCAACTCCTAGAGAAATGGTAGAATATATTAAAGATAATATACAAACACCTACTATGACTGAAGCATATGAGTTATTGTATGAAAGTAATTGGGAGACATTATCTAATATGTTAACACCAAAAAGGATTCAAACAATGGGTTTTGCAAAAGATGGATTTTTTGATTATAATACTTTTTTTAATATACCTACTGATAAAAGATTAACAAAAAACGATGTATATTATCCACATGTTGCATTGTCAGAAACGTTTTTTAATAAATATGGTGTAATAGTTCCTGAGCGTGTAAAGTTTATTAACGATGTTAATTTACAAGATAAAAGATTACAAGAAGGAAAAGAAACAGTAAGAAAACATTTTCATATAGATGACTTACAATGGATAGATTTTCAATTAAATTTATTAGATATAGTCGAAGCAAAGTATGGTACTGTATTAGCAGACGGTTCTTTTGGATTGAACTATAAAAGATTGTCTACAGAAAAAAATAAAAAAGGAAAATTGCTAATAGATGAAATGCAAGATTTTATTAGAAATAGCAATAGAAGTAGAGCTCGTGATCAAAAAACTGGTTACATTGGCGGTGAAGAAATAGATGGTAAAAGATTTAGTAAACAATACCATCCTCTTATGGGACAAGATGCTACTAAGCAAAAAACAGAATTTATACAACAAGAACATGTACCTAGAGAATCTTTAAGATATTTTGGTGAGTTAGTTAATAAGAAAACTGGAGAAGTATATAAAGAATATAAAGAGATAGACATTGAAGCATATTTGAAAGGGGATATTGTAGGAAGATTTAATAAAAAAGAAGCTATTACTGTTCCAGAAATTATGAAAGAAAATCCAGATTTAGCACAAAGAGTTGAAGACGGTATGATAAGTCATCGTCAAGCAGTAGAAAAATTGTATCGCAATATGGTAGAAAAATTATTAGACAATCCAGAAAGATATAACAATCCTATGTATGATGAAGTTTCTGAACATAGAGTAAATAATTTAGCTAGAAGAAGTCATTTAAAAGATTCTGCTGGAGGTTCTCCTCCTGTACACGCAGGCAGAAGAACAGCAATACCAGTTGAAGGGTATGATACTTCTTTAGAAGCATATAGAAAGTATTTAAAAACTAGTACTCAAGGAGTTACTGGGCAGCAAGCACATCTTTCTACAAGGCTGTTAATTAGACACTTTAAAAATAATTCATTAGCTGGTAATAAAAGAATAGATCCAGAAGTTGGTAGAGCATGGCACCATAAACTTATAGATATTGCTAGAGGATATATGAATATGCCTAGTATACGTAATTTTGAATTGTATGGTGTAAGTGAAAAAGATATGAATATATTAAAAAAATTTGGAGATAGTAATTATAGTATACATTTCTTAAGTGAAAATCCTGGATATGATATTGTAGATAAAAAACTTATTAATGATTTTAGAATGTACACAAGACCTAACGAAGCAGAAATTAGAGATATAGAAAAAGAATTAATGAATAAAAGTAAAATAGCAGAACTTAAAGAAACTTATGAATTGAATGTTTTAAAAATAAATAAAAGTAAAAGAAAAGCTAAAGAAAAAGCTAGAGCATTAGCTAGTTTAGAAAAAAAATACAAACGTACTTTAAATAAAAAACAAAAAGCCATGCGTGATGCTTTATATGGTAAATTTGTAGATTTAGAAGGCACTGAAATAAGAAGAGACGAAATTAAATTAATTGATTATGCTGAACAAGAAATTGTTTTAAGATCTAGAAAAGGAACATTTCAAAGAACTATTAAATATGATCCTACAAAAAGTAGATTAGGTGAAATAAGATTAAGAACAAATAGAAATAGAGACGATTTTATATATGCTAAAGATGAAGAAGGTAGGTATCTTGATAAAATAAATAAAAGAAATATAGACATAGTTCATATGAACAAGTCTTTTAGAAATTTTTACAGTGAAGAGACGGTTGGTAATTTTATGTTAAGGCTTGAACAAAGAGCAAATAAATTATTAGGAAGATTAACTGACAATAAAATACAAATTATGAAAGATTTACCAAAAGATCCAAGTGCTAGACATAGAGCTATGTTATCGAAGTTAAATTGGATATCTGATATGGAAGGTAAGTTTGAAATGATGTCATTGTTAGCACACCCTAAATCTGCTGTTGCTAATCTGTATGGTGGTACTACTAATTTAATTACCGATGTTGGTTTTGATTATTGGTTTAAATCTTTCGATGAAGCATATTTAGTAAATGATGTTTTTGCTAATAAAACATATAAAAGATTTAGTGCAAAAGAAGGAAAATTTATAGATGAGCCTATTAAAACTATTAATGATGTTCACAGATATTTTGAACAATTTGGATTTTTAGATGCTAATATTCAATCTGAATTAGTGCAAATGAAACCCCCTGGTGATACAAGTTGGAAAGAATTTAGTAATGAAGTTGGTAAAATATTAGAAAGAAAATTTAAAGAATTACCAATATATACTAAAGACAAAGAATTAAATAAGAAAAATAAAAAATTAAGAGATGAAGAAGTTCGTCTTACTATGGGTGAAGCAGCTAAAAAATATAATATTGGTAAATGGATGGTAGAAAAAGGTGCTTATTTTATGCGTACTACTGAAAGACACTTGCGTATGAAAACTGCTATAGCACACTATATTAAAGCAAGAGAGTTATTTACAGATACTAGAGGCAGAGTAGAAGTAAACGAACAATTTTTATTAGAATATGCAGAAAAAGGTATTGAAGCTACTCAATTTATATATCACGCAACAAATAGACCTGGATTCAGTAACACAGCTTTTGGTAGAATGATGACAAGATTTCATCCTTATAGTTGGAATAGTATTAGAAGAAGAGCAAATATTATTACTGATAGAATGATGACAGAAGGCTATGGAGATTTTGAAGCTAACAAAAGATTTGAAAGACAGTTAAGTGCAGATTTAATGGTAGCAGCTTTAGGAACTGTGTTTGCTGCAAGTATATTTGAATATGCTTTATCACCTCCTATGAACTGGGCAGTAGACTTTTCTCATTTAATGTTTGGCGATAAAGAACAAAGAGAACGTGCATTCTATAACCAGTATGGACATCCTTTGCTATCACCTCTTGGTATTATAACGCCACCAGGAGCTAGATTTATTCTAAGTCCTATGACTAGTTTAATTAATAATGATTGGGAACCATTTTGGAAATATACATTTGCAACAGCATTGCCTTTTGGTAGGTTAGGAAGAGATGTATTAAGAGTTTACGATGCTCCTCCTATGTTTGGAGAATTTATGTTTGGAATACCAGTACATCAGGTAGGTAGAATATTAAATAAACCAGAACCAGAAGAAGAAGAAGAAACAGAAATAGAGTAGTTGCAGTTTTGTAATCGTATTGAAGTGTTTTAAAAAAAGGGCAGCTAGACTACCATTACAGTAATCTAGCTTTTAGGTTAAACAAACTATAAGTCTCTTTCATAAACAAATTCACCGTGATCTCCACATCCTTGACAATATCCTACAAATATATCTCCACATTCAAAAGTTTCTCCTGTAGGATTACTACCAGTATTGCATACAATACAGACTAACAAACCTGGATCTTCTTCTATTTTTTTTGGACCACAGTTTTTAATACTATCTACCATTTCTTTTATTTCTTTAGTAAATACAATATTACCTTTATTTAAATTTCCTTCTTTTCTTATATCCCAAGCATCATCTTGCATTTTATCTCCAATCTTATCCCCCCTAGTTAATATATTATATACATCAGTGCCAACCAAGTGTATTTGCTTTATAAAGGTAAATAGGATTTTCACCTACCCGCTTCCTTTTAAAGCGTGTTAATATCGGGGGGATAATATTAATTATCTTGATTAATTCTTTTAAGTATTTCTTCAATCATTTCTTTTTCAGTTTCACCAACGAAAGGTGCCTTTCTATAATTCAAAAGGGCAGCCTTTACAACCATTAGTTCAGCTGGATTGTAAAAATCTAAAAAGTTTTTATTTACTTTTTCTTTTGCCATTACTCATAGCCTCCACTTGCATTTACATAACCCTCAGTATTATCATTAACATCTTCAGATTTACGTATAGTTTTAGTACGTCTTTCTTCTTTCAAATTTTCTTCTAATGCTTTGATAATTTTTGTTGCAAGTTTAATTATCATAACACCTTCTTTTTCACTTAGACTTATCTTTGCCATCAAGATACTCCTTTTCAATTTTAATTAATCTAATCCACTCGCTATATGGTAATATAGCTAATGCTTCTTTTCTATCCATACGTGTAACAACTATGTCTACATCATCATTGTGATAATCTGGATATAACCATTGTGCTATTTTTTTCTTACGTTTAGCCTGTATAGTATATCTTTCTACCAAACAATCTACTTGTTCTGATTTGCCTAATGCTCTACCGTCAGAGGCATAGGCCCTCTTTGCAGAGAGCCCAGCATCTTTAGCTGCATTAACACATTCACGTTCAAGATTGTTACCACGTATCTTGTTTTTATGCGTCATACATTGTACCTTCCATGCCTTTGGTGTTAGACATAACTTTATCTTTTGATTCAAAACCAAAAGAAAAGCTACATTTTAATTGCCATACATAAAAAGTTAATGTAATTAAATAGCCAGCAAATTCTGAATACCTAACTAGAAACTTGAAAAAGAATAATTCAAATCCCCAAGTTTCAGTTTTCATACTTTTGCTTTTGAAGTTTATTGTTTTAAACATATTTAACTTTCATTTAGTTTACGAAATGTAAAATTATCAGTGTTAAAGAATACAGTCATTTCAAAACGATCTTCATCTCTTGATTTTTCAGAAGATATAGTTCTTACTTTTTCTGTTCTTTCACCTTTGATAACTAATACTTTATCCGCTTTTTGTACTAGATTAGATGAACCTTTTAAAGAATGCAATGCTACTACATTACTAGCAGCACTTGTCTTATTAAGGTGTGAAACAGCAATAATTATAATATTATTTTTTTGAGCTATTTGTTTTAACCCATCAATAACAATATTTTGTTTTTCTATTTCACCTCTGTTGAAGTCTACTTGTACTTCATCAGCTGTATCTATTACTAATACATTTGGTTGATATTCTGCAACTATTTTCTTTATTGAATCTATCCTTGGTGCTATAGTCATAAGTTGTATGTGTTCTAACTTATCTTTTAATGTAAACTCTGGATCTGTTTTATATTTATTATTGATCCATTCTTGTGTTTTACCTATAGCCATCTGACCGAAACGTCTGAAGGTAAGTTCTTCTTTCATTTCTAATGATAGATACAATACATTTTTCATTGCCTTTGTTACCACATATTGAACAAATGCTGATTTACCCATACCTGTATCACCAGAAAATACGACTAGCTCCCCTGGTTTAAAGTTATATGATGGCATACTAAACATATTACCTACATCAATAGAACGTTCTGTTAGATCGTCATTAATGTAATTTCTTAAGTTTTGTTCTAATATATCAATACTATTGATTTCTAAAACAAAATCTTTGTTTTTAAAGTATACACATTTTGGGTCGCAATATTCTGCCATAATATGATCTTTACAACTATAAACATAATTGCCTTCATAAGTGTTACCTACAGATCTTATTACTTCATTATCTGGTAATGTTCCGTTTGCCCATGTTAATAAACCATTTAAAGCTACTAAATAAGGCACACCAGAACGTTTGTATGAACTAGCCATACGCATCAATTTCATATTACGAGAACCCTTTACGGGTCCTTCGTTGTAAACATGTTGCATACAAGAAACAACGTTTGATACATCACCTTTTCTACTATTACCATTAGTTACTGGTGCTAGCGTAGGAGATGCAACTATCATTGATTGTAAATATGGATCAAATTGTATGTCATTTTTCATGAATTTACTATCATAAAATCCGTCATATTTTTTAGACCATCTATTGTATGCTGTTTTACTGCTTGCAAACTTTTTTATATCATTATAACTATAATCTTGCAACAAATTCATAGGAATAAATACTTTATATAAACCTGTTTTGGTATTTAAAGACCATTCACTACGAATAATACGTGTCTTATCATATATAGAATCACCAAAACTAAAATGTTTTTCTAATGTTAATTTTAATTTTGTATGTAATTCTTTACTTGGTTGTAAACCAAATACATTTTTAATTTTAATATGATATCCACTGCCACTAAACCATACATTGATATCTTCTGCCATAACACCTTTATCTAATAATTCAGATAAACATTGCATAACATAAGGATTAAAAGATTTATCATCTATTTCACCTTTGTCAATATCTAAATGTATATAATCAATATAACAAGCACCCTGATATCCTTTTACAGAACCAGTTTCTTCTACATGTTCACGAAATGAATCGTCAAAATGATAGTAAGAACGATACATTTCTTTTTTAAATGCATTATTCTCTATAAGAACATTGTAATTTGTCATGTCATCAACAACATTTCTGTTTTTGATTTCACCTATTACAATTTCTACGATAGCTTTGCTATTTTCCATCCTTTTGCATTACCTTTCGATTCTATTTCTGTTAATGTTAAGCCCATTCGTTCTAAATCATTACTTGAACGAATAGCTCTAAATGCTCTACTATAAGTACTTGGCGTATGTACTTTTTGATGAGCAAGTCTTCCATAATTACCTATTTGATTTTCAAAATCGTAACTATAGAAGACTTTAGATCTGTTCTTAAGCTGGTTTGATAACCATAAAAGAACTATTTTTTTAGCAGTCATTAGAATGGCAAGTCATCAAGATCAGTTTGTTCTTTTATTTCTGGTACGCCAACAGAACCTGTACTTTTCTTGTAATTTTTAGGATATCCTTTTGCTACTTGTGCTTTAAATTTAGCTTCCAAGTCATCAGTTTTATCCCAAGACGACATTACACTCCAGATTGCTCTTTTGTATTTACCTGTAGATTCATAACTCAAACATGCAACTTCTGCATCTTTTAATACATCTACATTGATTTCACCTACATCTGATACATTTAAGTCTTTACCAGCTGCTAAATACAATGTATTTACATCATCTGGAAACTTTAAATCAGTTACAATACCATTTGTATCTTTTTCAAAGTTTTGATTTATAAAACAAGTATAACTATACCCGTTTCTTTCATCTTCCAATGTAACTTTTAATGTTGTATCATTGTATTGTGAATCTTGTTGAATTACTTCAGTAACTTTACATTTGTTTATAAAGTAGTTATTATTATTGCTGCCACTATTAGCAACTTTAGTTCCTGTAATAGCCATTATTTGCTATCCTCCATGTAATCGTTTGTCTTTTCATTGACAGCATCAATCATTATATCATTATGTTCTTGACAATGATTTTCTACTGCATCAATGACTTTTTTATCATCAATGAATTTATATCCATAATCAGCCTCTTTGAATGGCAATCTTATCAATATAAATTCACCAAAATCGTTTGATATAGTTTGTATTTCACCTGGTTCTAATCCAGATATTCTATGCTCACTAGGCATCCTTTTTTCTTTTGGCTTTTCCAACTTTTTTAACCTCCTTACTATTTTTAGGTTTAGTTTCTTGTGGTTTAGATAAAGTTATAAAACCATCTACAGTTTTACGCCATTTAACTTTAGTATCATAATATCCAGAACTACGTCTATCTCTATATGTTTTTTGTTGTTCTTCAGTTAAATGTGGAACTGCTACTTTAAATAGGTTGTCCATTACTTCTAATAAATCACCTGTTAAAGCAGATTTTGATTGTGCTGTTTTTGCATTTATTAATTCTTCTGCACTTGCAAATTGCACATCACCACCAAATCCAGCAAATGCTAATGCTCTACCTACTGCTGAGGTTTCACAATTTTCTATTGCTGAACTTTTATTTACAAACCCAGTGTTATCTCTTTCAGCTGCTAAGCCAGTGTAAGATACTTCTGGTTCTTGTAGTGGATTTGGTATTACTGTAGCTTTTACTATGTATTCATTAGCATAATCACCTGTTGGTGAATCTACAATATTATTTACGCTAATTAATTCAGTAGTAATACTTGATAATGGAAACTCATCACGAAATGCGACAAGTCGATCTTTGACTAATGTATAGTCTTTTATATTAAATCCCATTTTAATTTCTCCAGTTTAAGTTAATATTAAATTTTTTTAGTGCGCTAATATACAACAAAAAGAGTTAATGTCCAACACAATTTAAGAAGATTATATCGTGCTGGACATATAACAATCAAGGAAAATAACAAAAAACCTTAATTATTTAACTCTCAACATCATTGTAGGAAAATGGAAATCCATTTGTTTATTGTATGGTTGTTCTGTTAACACTTTCCTAATAGAATTTGCTATAAAACTACCAGACATATTACTACAATAAGATGTTGCTTTTGCATTACAAGGCTCTTCACTTCCTTCATCATCTGAATACCATGTTGATTTATATTTAGATAATGTAGGTTGTTCTAATACATATTGTTGGTAATGTTCTGCACCCATACGACCATCAATAAGTAAAAATGGTTTTTTGATTTTGCATATTATTTCTACGGCTTCTAAACGAGACTGCATGCTATCGAAACCTAAGATAATAATATCATTACCTTCAATACTTGGTAT